TTGATTTCTGTCGCTCTGGTCACTTATATCTATATTTTCTACTTTAATCCGAGGCTCATATGCCTCCAATACATCATTTATTACACGCTTCATAGATATCTTTGTAAGAGGTGTCCACAACTCAAACAAAAGTTCGCTCACCTGACTGCTCAACATAGGATTGAAAGGTCTATCGAAAGGTTTGAGCATTATAAGATTTTTTATTGACTGTTTTATTGCCTCTTCATCATTTTTTTTGTATATGTCATTATTTCCTATGTTCATAGTAAAATTCATATCAATATCAGTATATTTTTTTTGTTCTATTGTTATTGTATTCGTTACTAAACTCATTTTGATAGCTCCAGCTTATATATCCAATATTTATCATAATAAATAATATATTTAATATACGAGATAGGAAAAGCGAATAATGGCAAATTGTAATCAAGAATGCAACAAACAAATACAAGGTTTGGCAGCGAGACTCAATGCAGCAGAAGAATCTCTTACTAATCAATATGCAGGAATGTCTGCATTAGTTCTGAGTTTAAGTGGTTCTGCATTTGCTGATCCAACAGGTACTATTGCGACCTCATTAAAAGGAATATATAATGGATTACCAACAGGTGCAGAATTATTGAAAATGTTACAAAATTTAATTCCAGCATTTGATGCGGCATCAATGAAAAAAATAGCAATGAAGCTTGCTGCAGCAATGATCGATACCATGGCAGCAGAATTAGATGCTGCAGCAGCAGCAATGATAGCAGAAGCAACTGCTGCAGTAGATTCTGCAACAGCATTAGTATCTTCTGCAACAACTTCATTAGAAACTGCAGTCACCAATGCAAAAAATGCTCCTGGTGCTCTTGCAGATGCCGCAGTTGCTCAAGCAACGGATGCATTAACTTCTGCATCTGGTATATTAAATCAAGCAAATATCACTAAAATACTTTCTGCTGGATTCATGGAAGGTCAAGCAGATATTGCGAAATGTAAATCTGCAAGTATGCATCTAATTTAAATACCAATATTATTGCAGTAGAGGCACGTTTTAACTCTACTGCAATATATGTGCTTCATAATTGTTTTTCGTGGCACTATGCCAATTTTTTTAGTCCTGAAGATACTTTTGAATGGTTGAAGTATGTATATACCTCTCCACGGTTTCCATTCTTGTTGTATGACACATGAATCCATGGATTTTGTGTTCCTGTGTCCTTGTATTCTAGTATCAATTGGTCATATGGTAGCACTTTGGACAGGGCAACTGCAATATCATAATATTTAGTTTTATTTGTTCCTCTAAATTGCATGTCTATTGCCTGACCTTTTTCGTGTTGACTGCCAGATTTTTGATATCTATACCCAGAAGATATTATCATTTCAGGATATAATTCCTTTGTTTTTTCTGTGATATTCATAGAAAGATATTGTAGATTTTGTACAATTTCTCCTTCTGAAAATCCGTGTTGCGATCTTATTTTTGTTATATTATCAGATGCTGCCATATATTGACGAATAGAATAGTTTTCGCTAATATTTATTCCGGTTGCAATATTTGCCTGATTGACAAATAAAGAGTAGTCTGCATCAAGTATAGAATTAATATGATCTTTATTGAATTCTATCGTTTCTGCAGAAGAAGAGGGAGCATTAGTATTGATAGATTCTCCAGTTTTATTTTCATATTCTTTTATGAAATCGGAAGTGTCTCCGTCATCAGGAGAATCATATAATCTTGACATACCATCGAATCTGGTAGGTATCGGAGGCAATTCCGAAATATCATTTAATACATGTTCCTGTCTCACAATCTTTCCAGAAGAATCTTTTAATAATATATTTGCATTTGTTGCTGGCAAAGAAACAGAACCACGCAGATCACTATCTACAATATGAAAACTACTAGGACTTTCTGCTGCAACAGATGTTCCTGCTTTCATCAATACTTCTGCTGCATCAACATCTAAATTTCCTGTTGCCTTGATAGAAGTAAATGCTGCAGATTGTAATTTTATAGAACTTCCACTTTTTGCACTAAATACTTTACTTGATTTCATTGACAAACTAGATTCAGAAACAATAGTAGTACTCTCAACAGATGTGAGATTAATTTTTTGTTGTGCATCTACATCAAAATCTGTAGCACATTTATTTCCTATACTTGCCGCAGAAAGAAAATTTATGTCTCCCTGTGAAGTCTCTACATTGAAAGAATTTGCTTTTATATTATATTCTCCATTCACAAATGTATTCATGTTTCCGTGTACAGTAGTATTAAAGTCATTTTTTACTATTGCATTACAATCTCCATATACTTCAAGATTGACATTATTCTGTGAAAGAATATTTGCGTCTCCTTCTACAGTAATATTACAATTCCCTCTAATAGTAATATTACCGTCTCTGTCAAGTATTTCATAGGAATCTCCTACTATTCTATTTACTCTTGTACCATTGTTGTCTACTTCTGTATATGTTCCAGAAGGATGATACAGATGATATCTTATTGCATTAGGAGTATTATCAAATTCTTCTGTTATTCCACTTTCTGATACTCTTACATTATTATATGGATATTGTGCTGCATATGGAATATGCGGCTGATCCCATGTATCTAATCCTCCTGCAATACGTACCCCTAATTTACGTTCTATTTCCTTCTCACTAACAATAGTATTTGCAATATCTTCTCCTCTTGCAAGTCTATTGGTATCAGATTCTAATATTGTACTTCTTCTAGGAAATACTCCGTCAGGATCACCGAAACCTACAGTAGATTTGGAAATACCTTCTCCTATCGGCAATGCAGAATCTACTGTAGGCATTGCTTTAGGCATCTCGCCATCTATTGCAGAATATCCTACTTTATAATATTTTTCTGTAGAAGTACCATATGCATCTGGTTTTACATGAACACCTTTTGCAAATTTTATTGCGCCTCCAGGGCCTTGCAAATGAGCTGCAGCAAGCAGACCTGCACAATGATTTCTATCAGAATCATTTCTTAATTGTTTTGCTCTGCTACTGATCAATTTAAAATTTGTTCTAGTGAACGATAACATACATTCATCTTGTATATCAGGATTACTAAAAAAATCATCTCTACTATTGATATTATTTTTTCCTATCCAACACTCATTATTCTGCAAATCTTTCGATGTTGTTCCTTTTCTTACATATCCAAGATCCTGCAATAAAGCACCACCAAATTGATATCTTCCTACAAACCCCAGAGTATTTACTGCAGAATATCCATTATTTGGTTTTCCGCCAGATTCTTTTTCTGCAATTGCTTCTCGTAATTTTATATAATCTTCAGAAGAAAGAGGACCAATATAATTTGGTTCCTTGTCAACAGGAGGAAGAACAAACGATCCTCCTTCAGAAGCAATTACATTGGCAGTGCCATCAATATTAGGAGGAGGAGAATCTTCTCCATTGTATACCAATGGTTGTGGAGTAGCATTTCCTGATATTGAAGTATAAGTTTCGCCACCTTGTGGTATTCCTCCTATCACTCCAATAATTACCGGACACTGAAAAGCAGAATCCAAAAAATTAATTGCGCACCATGATCCAGGAAGTATTCCTGTAGGACTTATGCCTATTCCGGACATCGATCCGGATATCACAGGCAACAATGGATATGCCCATGGGAGATCAGATGTAGGCAAAATAGTCTTGTCTTCGCTATGTAATGCAATTATTCTTACCTTGCATCTTCCGAGACAAAGAGGATCGTCTCTGTCTTCTACTACGCCCCAATAAATATTCGATGCCATATTATTATCCTTCCAATTCCATTGAAATAGAATCTTTTGTTAGTGTCATTACCATTTCATATTCTTGTCTACTGATTCTGTGATTTATTGCAGAAATTAAATATTTTCCGCTATATACAGATTCTTTTGCATCTTCAGGAGATTCATAGAATTGAATGGTGTTATATTGAAAATCTATTGTTTTTCCTACAAATATATCACTTCTTCCAGGAACAGTAATATCAATTTTGTGTGCCTCTATTTGTTGCATCAGCGATTTTCTTTCTAATACCCATGACATTGGATCATCTGTTCCAAATTCATCGTGCATATAGTATTGAGAAGGATAATATATTGTACTGGTACGAGGATTCCTCAAAAAATCTTTAGAATTTACAGGATATTTTGATAGATGTGTTGTCTTATCAAAATAATCAAAATAATCAAATGTTTTTATATTTACTTTTTTAGAAAGAATATCAAATTCTACTAATTTTGAAGAATAGAATCCATGCAACATTCTGTCTGCAATATCAAATACTTTATCATTGACAAATTCTCGTACAATACAATCTGCACTAATTCCCATCTCTAATATTCTTTTATTGTCATTTATTGCAGAAGGATCAATATCATTGAAATAATATGTAACATAACTGTCTTGTGCAATTAGACTAGAAATACTTTTAAAATTATATTTAAACATATCTTCATAAAAAATATAATCTGGAGCATTAGATTCTTTTGATATCGCTCTTGGACATATCCAATTTATACATTTCAATGGAGACCAATTAGGAGCAACAAATTTGAATGCATTAGAAGAAGGCTCTATCTCAATTGTATTTTCTTCTGCTCCCAGTGCATCAGAAGCAATAAATAATTTTCTTACTATTTCTGATAGCTGTCCTTTATATGCTCTTCCTAACTTCACAAACATATCAGTAAATGCTTCTACGCTCATAAAACTTATAATATACATATATGCTTTTTCGGCATTCAATATCTTATCCGATATTTTATATATTCTGAATGTCTTTTCTATTAATGAATCTGTATCGTCCATACTAGGAGTCTTATATACAATATGTAATATTTCTTCTCCTACAAAAGGAACATTTGCTATCATATCAAACGAATCACTGACAGTGACAGTACCAGAAATTGTATTTGTAAATATATTTTCATATATATTTACTTCCGTAAATAAATTATATATATCTAATTTCTTTTTTGTGACAAGAGAAGATATCTCTATAATTTGAAGATCTAGATCACCTGCATAACGAAAACTTTCTCTGTTCTGCATATTATATGCTCAACAGTCTAGAAGACTCTTTCAATACCCCAGAAATATATATTGGCTTCAAAAGATATATTTCTCTATTTTTTTCATTTTTATTTATTTCATATTCATAATTTGTGACAGAAACGTAATTTGAAACAAGATCTGTATCAAATTGCATAGTAACACTATTAAAAACCCTAATGATATTGCCAGCAACCACACCATTAATTTGCATGCCGTAAGAATCTTCGTAATGATGTACATCATATATTCCTGTTTCCCCATATTTTTGTATAGATTGTTGTTCTATCGAGTATTGTGACTGTGGAAGATCAGAGAATGCATCGAATATATTATTTACCAACATTATTATCCAATAATAATTTACGGTATCATAATAATTATAAGAAATCATTTCTGGAGTTTCTCCATCTTTCACAATATATTTTTCGTAGGCACCATAGTTTCTCACTACATCTGCAGTAATTTTTATGCGTCTTGTGATATCAGGGACAATATGTTCGTTTATTTGTTCGCCCTTTATCGCAAAATCATAATTTATTTTAGGAAACATAGAAAAATAACTCATTTATAAATCTCCATCTCTTATTCTTTCTCTTGTGAGTGCTTCCAATTCCATAAAACTAGTTCTCATTGTGATATGAGTAGGATTTCCGTTTACTAGTGTCTGCCATGAAGATCCTGTGCCATACGATATCTGTAAATCTGTCAATGCACAACCAGTGATTCCATCCAAATATTTATTTTTTTCTCCACCAAAATGATATTCTATTTGAAATTCTGAAGGATAGTCATAATAGAATCCATCGTGACTAAGAGTAGGATGCATATGTAATTTAAATGTCTGTATTATTTTCCTAACTATTTCACATTCTTTTGCTGTAGTAGGAGTAAATATATGTGTATAATTAAATGTTCTATAATCTACTCCAGCAAATAATTGTTCTTTTCTTGGATTCAATGTTGTTCTTGTCATTGCCTCCAATGTTCCTAAACTATTTGCACCCAATCCATTACCTCTGCTTAGATCATCTAATCCTGATGCAGTAGCACCTGCAATTGCACGAGGAGCAGCATTTCCCATGGATTGTATGAATCCAGAAATAGATCCTCCATTTGCAAGACTATTCGCAAGTGCTCCTGTTATTCCCAAAGATTCATCTTTATAATTAATTCTATATTGTGTCTGCACTCCCTCTTGTGGCATATACAACATTATAGAAGTTTCTAATTTTTGATTTCTTTTTGTTGGTGTTGCTGCAGAAGTAACACTTTTCAATCCAGAAGAAATTGCACTGGAAGTAGCATTTTTAATGCCATTCGACATAGTATTATCAAAAAACTTTTTACCTGCATCTATTATTGAATTTCCTGTTTCTAAAATTGCATTCCCGATAGGAGAAAGATCTCTCATAGTAGGATCATTTATTAGTCTGTTTGCAATAGTACTTCCAGAACCACTGACTCTCTGATTAATCCCTTGTTTTTGGTATTTAGAATCTACAACAAAATTTATATGAAATATCATTGCATTTCCGCCATATGCTATATCCATCAAATCCATCGGATACGTTAAATTGGTAGAAAGTGGTTGTAACTTTGCCATATTAGTATACTTTTAATAAATAGTTGTATTATTTTTATTATTTATCATAAAATCATATAACAGGCAAATTATCATGGCAGACTCTTCAAATGAGACACCACAATCTAAAAAATTTAAATCTAGAGAAGAAAGTAAAAAAGCCAAATCTGCTGTGGCATCTTCAGAAAAATCAGAATCTTCTGCTTCAGACACAAGTGCAGTATTAAAAAGTTCTCTTGATGTTATTACTGCAATACTAAAAGAAACTAATTCTTTTTTAAAAACTACAGAAAAATCAATTAGTAAGATAAGTGCAAATACTGCTGCCTCAGAAGAATCATCAAAAAATACAAAAGAAAATCTTCGTATAATAGAATCTAGGGCAAAAAGAACTTCTGCATTCCTTGAGGCAACATTAGAAAGCTCAAAAGAATCAAAAAGAAAAACAAAATCAATTGCTACCAATTTGGGAAAAATTCGTCAACCTGTCGCAAATAAAATAGAATATAACAAAGAAACACAGATATGGCGAGATAAAGTAGTAAGATTACTTTCTGTTATTGCAGATAAAAAATATGAAAGAAGACAATATGTAAGAAGAAAACCTACTAAAGCAGAAGAGAAAGATAGTCGTGGTCTTGTTGCAAATTTGGTAGGAGGATTGACAGCGTTCTATGCTGGAAAAATGTTCGGAACAAAACTTGGAGATATTATAGGCAACATTGTTTCAAAACCTATAACTATGCTAGGCAGTCTTTTTGGTAGATCAGAGGGCAGAGACAGACCGCAAAGAGGAAGACAAGTATATCGAGGGGCAAGAGCAGTCGCAAGAAATACGCGAGATGGTGCGAAAGGAATTGGGTCTAAACTTCTGGCAGGAATTGGTATTGCATTTGAATTAGTAAAATCTCTTTTAGGAAAAATTCCTGAATTGTTTTCTAAAATAAAAGGTTTTATAGAAAAAACTGCAGGAATGGTAAAATCCCTTTTAGGAAAATTGCCAGAAATATTTTCCAAAATAAAAGGCTTCATAGAAAAAACTGCAGAAGTAGTGAAATCCCTTTTAGGGAAATTGCCGGAAATGTTTTCTAAAATAAAAGGATTCATACAAAAAACTGCAGAAATAATTTCAAAAGTTTCTGGAAAAGCATATGATATTGCAAAATCTATATTCAACAAGATTCCTGCAATATTTTCTGATATGGTCGTTGCAATAGAAAAAGGAATTGGAACAATAAAAAATATTATCGGAGGAGCATTCGATTTTATGAAATCTTTATTCGGAAAAGGAAAAGGTAATGTCCCATCAAGACTTGCTGCAGAATTATCTCCTACTGCAAAATCAGGAGCAAAATTGACAGGAAGATATGCAGAAAATGCTGCAGGAAAAGCAGGAGCAAAAGGTATCGCAAAAGGATTATTGAAATCTGGAGGAAAAATTCTTGCAAAAACTGCTGCAAAATCTATTCCTTTGCTAGGTGCTGCAGTAGGAGCAGGATTTGCGGCAGATAGAGCCATGAAGGGGGACTGGAAAGGTGCTGCCATAGAGTTGGGTAGCGGTATCGTAGGATCGACTGGTATAGGTGCTCCTGTTGCCCTTGCTGCAGAAGGATATCTTGCCAAAAGAGACTATGACAGAGCAGAAGCATTGACTGCAAAAAATGTTAGTCCTGTTGCACCAAAAATAGAGACAACAAAAAAATTAGAAAATACAGTATCTCAATCTGCAGATCTGCAAGCACAAAAAGATTTTTCTGCAAATAATAAACCAATTATTATTGACAACACAAAAACAATCTCTCAGGGTGGAAAACAACCAGAATCTGTTGTTCGTATACAGACAAGAAATACTGAACCAACAAAACAATTTCTTGATAGACTTACTATATCAAGTTCATATATGGGAACAGGATTTATTTTAACTTAAGAAAAAAAAACAGGAGAATATAAAATTATGTTTAAAGATATAAATTGGAATGAACCATCAACAAAACGTGGTGCGGTTTGGATTGTAGCATTTATCTTTGGAATACCAATGGTATACATGGGGAAAGATGTTTCTCAATTGCTTTTACTTGCTACAGGAATTGTAGGCGGAATGGGGTTATTAATAAAAGATATACCAGAACAATCACCAGAATAATATAAAAATGGGATCATATATTTTATATGATCCCATCAATACTTTTATTACTCTCCGGATGCCAGAGAAGCAAAAAAACTCATATCGTCATCATCGTCATCTTCTGTCGAAGATAAAGAAGAAATAGATGATTTTGGAATAATAGAAGGTTTAGGATCATTATTCGATTGGAACAATGGAACATCTTCTTCTTCGAAAGTATTTCTATTAGAACTATGTTCTGCAGAAGGAATTGGTGCACCATCTACATTTACTACCTGTAAATATCTTGCTTTCAAATCTTCATAACTTTTGAAGTTTTTCTTGTCCATCAATTCACGCAAAGAATGCTCTTTTTGCCATACTTCTACAATTTTGTCTTCGTCTCCATCAAACAATTTTGATGGCATATCAAACTTGCTGTCTGCATATGTAGGATATCTATTTTCTGTACGAATCCGCAATCTAAAATTTGCGCCATCTTCGAAATCAAATGGATTGATACTTGCCATATCTTCGAAAGGAGGGAATGCCGCACTCTGAAGCATTTCGAATATCTTTACTCCATATTTGAATAAAAATACTTTGCCATTGTTGTCTGGATTCGCAGGATCATTTACAACGTAAATATTAGAAAAGTAATTGATAATTCTTTTTCTTGAACGTGCAATGTCTCTATTCGCATCTGTTCCAGTGTCCCACAACAGTTTATTTTGCTCTGCAATGTAGTCTTGTTGCTTCAGAGTAGTAAGAGAATTTTCGATATAATACTGTTTTGTTGGACCCATGAAGCCATGTGACCAAATAAGAACAAATGCTTCTTCTTCTCCTTGTGGAGCAGGAAGGAATCTGATGACAGCAGAACCATTTTCATTTTTGTCTCTGGTCAATTTCCAGAATCTGTCGTCATGATAGTTTTTTGCTTTGGAATCTTTTCCTGATGCTTTGTCTAAGCCAGAACGAAGTTTTTCCATATTAGTAGTTTTACGGATTTGATCCATTAATGATGCCATTTTTTCTCTCTCTATTTTGTATGTATTTCGGTATATGTTTCGGTATATGGTTTGGTATATGATATGGCAATATATATTTATATATTTATATTTATCTCCTCAAATTGATTCAAAATTTTATCTATTTTTTCATTATTAAATTTTATTATTTCTGCATCAAAAAATACAAGATATTTCATGATTTTTATTTTCTTTTGAAACCATATTATATCATGTTTCATGGAAATGTCAAACTTTTCTATGTACCCATATTTCTTTTGTAGTATGCACATCGTTTCAGTAGAAATATGACTTCCCAGATACATCTTAAATAATAAAGGATGCTTTCCTTTTTCTTCTTCTGTAAATATAGAAGAAATATTATTTTCTTCTTTCTCAGAAATAATTTTTTCGATATCATTCTGAAAATTGTATGAAAGAGATTCTATTTTAGATTTCCATTGTTTGTATATCGGGAATCCGGTATGAAGATTATATATTAAATTATAGTTCCCTTGTACAAAATTTGCAATAAGAAAATGTAATATTTCATTCTTTGGGATAGTTGAAGTAAATTTTATGAAACATTCGAGATCATTTTTGTTGTCAAATACTTCTCCTTTTATTCTTACTTTTGCATTATTCTTAAAAAAATCATAATTTTTTTTTGTAAAATGCAATTTCATTGCCATATACACTCTATATCCATCAATAGGCTTCAATAATATTGCTGACATCTGATCTCCATAATAAATTTTATGGTATGATTATATCATAAAATTTTTAAATAATCAAATTTTAATTTCCAAAAGAATATACAAATTGATTTGCAATAATTGTTCCATTTGATTTCGCTGAAAAATATGTATATGTGCCAGCAGGATCTACTGTCAAATCAATAATTGCAACCCCTCTTGCAGGAATATAATATTTACCAAGACTAGTAGATCCAAATGAACTTTGTGTTGCAGTAAAATGTGCAGAAAAACAGTTTGATTTTGCAATAAGATCGGTTGTTCCAATACCAATATATATTCCAACAGTAGTATTCGTGTTAGAAAAATACATTCTTGTTGCTGTCAAGGGTATAGCAGTCGATTGTATATTGATCTCTGCTACTAAAGTACCACTCGGTATATATGTCCCTGAACCTAAATTTGGTACATATGCAAAAGGGACTCTTGCAAGTTTAGCATTTATTTCTGCTGCAGTATTTGTGAGATCACTAACCTTTTGTAATAGTGTATTAATTTCTGTTGCAGTTTTTGTGATACCATTGGTTTTTGTTAATAATGTATTGATGTCTGCAGTTGTATAATTTATTTGTCCCATTATATGTTTCCTATAGCGAAAGTAAAGTAGAGCCAGTGTTATCTGTAAGTAAGGATACTAAATTATCATATAAATCATATATTCCTACAACTGGAGTTATATTTTTATATGTAGATAAATCTGGAGATATTATTTGATATTCATTACTTCCATGTAATGCAACCATTGCACTATTTATCTGCGGAACATATGTTGATAATGTTTTTGCAGAATATCCATTTTTAGCAGTTGTGTTTTCTATCGTACATATCAACACAGGATGATTATCTACTACGGTAAATACTGGACTCCCATTAATTTTAGAAGTACCAAGACTATATGCATATAGAATAGAATTTGCAGGAACAGGATATGCATTTAGATTTGGAGCAACCATCAATGTATGTGATGTAGTAGATGTAGAAGATATGATTGAACCCAAAAGTGCCCTTGCTGTTATTGCAGTTCCTGTTGGAATTGCTACAGAAGGTTTTGGTGATACAATATATATTCCAGCACCACTATTTGTACCAGAAACAAATCCAGTAATAGTAGTACGATCATCAATGTTATTTCCGAAAACCATTTGTCCTAGTTTTATTGTTCCCCCTGCAGGTGCAGTAGCGGTCATATAACCAGCAGTATCAATTGCGGCATTGAATGTTATTGGTGCATCAAAAATTACTAAATCTTTACCAGAATAGACCATCCATTTTCCCCAACCGTAATATGGGGTATTAGATAATGTTAATGTTGTAGTTCTATTAGATGTTAGAGAATTTCCTGTTACACTACCAGTGGCATCTATATCTAAATACATAAAGGTATCAGGGATTGCTATAGCTGGAGCAGGAGATACTGTATATACTCCAACCCCACCACTAATATCAGAAGAAATGCTGATACCACTAGGAATATTATGTGCATTAGATACGGTATATGTTCCTGCTCCACCCTCTGTTCCAGAAACAAAAGCAGTGATCCTAGTACCATAAGTAATGCCAGTACCGCTAATTATCATACCAGGGCGATTAACAGTTCCAGTAATGCTGATGATACCAGTAGGAATATTATGTACATTAGATACGGTATATGTCCCTACTCCACCTATTCCAGACCCATATCCAGTAATAGCAGTACCAGCGGTAATACCAATGCCACTGATTTTCATACCAGATATTATACTACCAGAAGTCATTCCTGTGACTGTCATAGTATTATTGGAAATAGATCCAGTAAATACAGTAGGAACAAATCCAGCGATTATACTACCAGAAGATATTCCGGTTACTATCATAGTATTTCCAGAAGTAGATCCGGTAATTACAGTACTAGTAGAAATATTGTGTACATTAGATACGGTATATGTCCCTGCTCCACCATTTGTGCCAGAGGTAAATCCAGTAATAGTAGTACCAGAGGTAATACCGACACCACTAATTCTCATTCCAATGATTATAGTACCAGAAGATATTCCAGTTACTACCATATTATATTCAGAAATAGTTCCAGTAACTACCGTAATATTTCCATAAATAGTTGCAGTAAATACGGTAGGAACAAATCCAGTAATAATTGCGTTTGCATTATAGGAAGCATTAAATTTTTTATTGATAAGTATTGTGCCATAATTTTGCAAATTAACTTTCATTGTTCCATTGGTATCAATAGTACCATTAAAACCAAACCCCCATATCAATTTCGATGGTGTACTAAGAGAAGAGCCACCATATTTAAGTGAATTAGCATTATTATTGAAATTCCACCATTGATACGTTTCATTTTCTAATGTTTCCCCTATATATGAGGTAACATCAAGAGCATCTCCGGTAGCAGTATGAGTGCCATATATTATAGTTTTCATATTGTTATAGTGGTATTGTCAGTAAATGTTGCAGTCATAGAGCCTTTATTTGCTCCACCATCAGGTTCTTCATAGTCTAATGTTTTAAGCGTCTTTCCTTTAATAAAATTAAAATTATATGCCACACCTGCTGCAACAAGAGGGTTTTTTATTAATCCCATATCATAATGATCATATGAATAAAAAAATATTCTCCTGCAACCACCAAATGCTGCTGCAAATATTAATAAAGAAAGGGATTTTATAGCATCTGCTGTAGTTTTATTTGAATGGTAGTCACCAACTTCAGTATCCCACAATTCTATATTTGGAGAAATCCCCATACTATTTAATGTTTTTCTTAATTTAAATATATCAGTAGGAGAATGTCCACCATATGTATGGAATCCTATAATATCTACCCAATCTTTACAAGTTGTTCCTGCGCCAGAAATACCATTATATACAAAACCTTCTGCAGAAGCATTTAATGCTGCTTTCATGCTTATACTACCAGAACCTCCTATTTGCTGTAACATATTTGGAGGAGGGCAATTCAAAATTTTTGCAGAAGGATTGATTGCCTTTATTACTTGAGAAGTCAATCTGGTCATTTCTGCAAGTTTTTCTTCTGTACCACTGAAAAACTTTCTACCACCAAAATATAATGTCACATTAGAAAATCCAGATGTAATTTTTTCAGTAGTAGTAATAATATTACCATTTGCAGATTGTATTTGATTTTTAAACGGGGTATTAGAATCTGTATTCCATATTAATATTCCCACCGCTCCAGAATTAGTAGTCCCATTAACTGCATCCCAATATTGATCATCTGATGTAAGTATCGGTGAATCAATAGTAATGGTGTATGTTTCTGCTACACCAGTAGTTGGATTAATTACTGGTGTAGCAGAACATATTCTAGTGAAACCTTCTTGAAATTGTACTATTCCATTTACATCATATGTGTTTGGTTTATCTAAGGTAACAACAAAAGAATATAAATCTATAAAAACTGTCTTTGCTCCTGCTGCTATACCTTCGCCAGAAACAATAACTCCACTTCTAATACCATTAGAATTTTGAAAAGATTCAGTTATACTTATAGTATATTCACCTTTTTTTCCAGTAGCAGTTTTGTGTGTATATGTTGCCTCATTGTATATTTCATAATGATTTATTAATTTGTATCTTGTTGCTACTGCAGAAATAAAATTAATATAATCATTCATATCTTGTGGTTCTGCAGCAGTGCCACCATACGTGGATATTTGTTCATAGGGTCGTGCTGCAGCCCACATTGGAGTACCAAATATAGTAAATAATATCTGTTTACCATTCGCAATATGTGTATTATATACAATATCAAATAAATCCCATTTCCATACATCCCGTGAAGGTTGTATGTAAGACCACACTGATCCTTGACCATCATGCGTTCTTACCATAGAATAATCAAATGCAGCATTAGGTGTGGCAATAATATAATTATAATCAGTATTGGTCAGAAGAGTTACTGCAGTATATATCAATAAGTGTGTCGCATCTATCACTTGATCTACAATACCTATCAAATTATTTGTAGTGAAATTGTATAATTTTGTGCCTCGTGCATTTATTCCAGAACCAAGTTGATAAGCAAAATCTCCATTCCCGACCAATGTAGTAGTATTTCCAGATGTTGCAAGTATTGTTCCCATTACATATGCATCTGCTGCAGGCCATCTATGAAAATGCATACCTAAAAAATCTGCTGGTACTGTTATTGCATCATTAATCAATATATCATTATCATATTTGCTCCATTTTGCAATACTCAATGATTTATTCTGTTCGGCAATATACACAGGAAGACCAGCTTCTGATGTTTCTGTTGTTATATAATTCATAAAATTAGAAGGAAATAACAACATTGGGACGATTGATGTAGGCAAATCTGAATCTAGATACCCTATCCAGATATCTGTTCCTGCTATATTTGTTCCGTTAGTGATCGTTTTAGTATATGTTCTATTATATGCATAATCGCCTATCACTCTGTCCTTGAAAACTACAGTAGAATTTATTATAGGATGAAAACTGTTTGATGAAATCACATGTCTGCGAGAAATTGCCACACACATTGGAGCAGCACTGTCGGTAGGGTGATTGAATGCAGTCAGACTGACTGTTCGCAGGAGATTACGTAAGTTTCTCTCCATCGATGTGCCTGTCCATAAGCTAGGAGTGACTGCATATAAATCTTTGGTAATGTCGCCAGCAACATTGACTTCCAATAAATAATTTATCTGATTGTTAATATATTCTGATAGTGGTTTTGGAACAAGAAAATTTGAAGTATCTACTATAGAACCATCAGTAAAATATATTTTGATACAAGAATTATCAAATTGCTCTACAGCAACAACAGTTTTTCCTTTTATTGAATTTACGGAATTTCCTATTACCTTAGAAGAATAATAGTCGTCCAATATACTCATTGTACCACCAGAATCTGCATCATATAGAAATGCCTTTTTAAATCCTGCAGCAATAGGTGCAAGCATATATCTAGCAACAGATTCTTGTTTCTCTTTATTTGTGTATACTATACCCTGTCCAGCATAATTAATAAGAGCATTGTCTTTCAAATAAATAGTATTTCCACCCCAATATGTAATTAAACCTATTTTATTACCCCCAATATCCCTTAACCATTTACCTTTAGGAATTCCCCAAGAATCTGCGCCATATATGGTAACAATATTTGATGTAGTAGTAGACTTTATCCATGTAGGTTGAAAGAATGTCAAAGCATCGCCAGTCCATGCTTGATATGTACTACCAACATATGGAATATCATTTTCTCCAAATTCTGTTGACCATACATCCATGTCTGGAAATCCAAGAGATGCTAGATATGATTTTATTCTCAACCATCCACTAAATTCTCTATGTCCATATGTATGTTGGGCAATAATATCTACATGATCGATTGCTCTAGTTCCAGTGCCATCATTTCCAAGATAAGAATATCCTTTCGCAGATGTTTCCCACGAAGGATATGCGTATAGCGACTGGTTTTTTGTTGCAGATCCTGTAGAAACATTGAAAAAATTAGGATCTGTATTTGATGGATCAACTAATCCTGATGTTGGCTGCATTAGTATTTTTGCTTCTGGTCTGACAGATTTTATTGCTAATTTTGTTATTCTGGTTAATTCTGACAATCTATTAGGCGACTCAGAAAAAAATGATCTATCGTTTATATTCCAAAATCTAACCTGACCAGATATTAAACCAAGATTATAATTGTTACTCAATGTTAAAATATTACCATTTATGTTAGAAACAGTCGAATAATCTATTATATTTGTACCGTCTATTCTGCAATATTCTCCATTATTATATGTACTATTTGATGCATACATAACAAATGATACTGGAGATGTTTTAGAATTTGCTACATTTGTAACTTTGTTGCCTTCTTGTGGTATAAATATACCTTTTATTACAGTACCTGTTATCGTATATGTACCAGAAGCAGGAACAATAATAGTCAACGTAGTATTATTAACATTTGCTGTAACAGTGAATGAAACAGCAAGTCCTGAAGTATTACTAATTACTCCATATTTGGTTATATCTGTTGTACTCGCAAAAGTCTCTCCTGCTGTAGATAACGTAATTGTTATAGTATTTTGAGAATTGATAATACTAGATGTTTTTGATCCAAAATTTCTGGTAATATAATATTGGTTGTTAATAACATTTATTATGCTTCCACTCTCATATGCCACAACTTTGATATTATTTGGTATTGTAGTATTGACCTTAAATTTATAGGTATCAGTAGTTGTTGCAATATCAACTATAGAATTAATAGGATAATCAATAGCATTAAATAATCCTGATATTGTAAATACCAATGGATTTGGAAGTGAATATGCATGAATACCGGATGCATCATCTAATGTAATAGTAATATTTTTTGTAGCGTCTCCAGCGGTATATGAAACAACATTTCTTGTATAATACTTACTTGGATATAGATATCCTGATAGAGTTCCTGTTATTGGTGTATCCATTGTAATAGTACACTCATAACCACTCGAAGAAATAGCAAATGATACTATCTTTGCAGTAGGAGAAATGCCATTACAACATATTGTGCATCCGATATATAGACAATCAAATTGAGAAGGAAGTCTTCGTACCAATACAGAATAATTGTCATTTGGTACTGCAGTAGGATTAATGAAATAATTCCATGCTGGCTCATTTCCGACCTCATAGTGCAATATTTTTGGATATCTGTTTGCTAACGCAACACAAAATTCAATATAATAATCCATATTAGCTGGAGCACTCATACATACATCATCATATGGGCGCAATCCAAGCGGAACTGCAGAATTCCAATGCGGAGATCCTAAAAATGTATATAATATATTTCTTTTTTCTTTTGTAACTATAGTATCATATACTGCATCCAGCTTTGTCCAATCAAATGATCTTAAATATGTATCTGTGGTTGCAGTAGTATTTCCATATATTGTAGAGGTATATGTATAAGGATAATAGGAATGGGTATTACTATATGCGTCTGTCTCTGTTACCCATGGCAACCTTTTTATAGTAAACTCACCATTAAATCCAGCTTCTTTTGCTCCTAATATAGTAACTTTATCGCCATCTACAATATAATTTGCCCAAGATGTTATTGATGCTGGTCCTTGCGTTCTTTCTTTAGGTTTATAAAATTTAATGGTTACTGTATATCCAACTCTGGTCAGACTTTCTATTTTTTGATGGGCACCTACCCACCCACCACTTGGACCATCCATTGTTCTATAAAAATCATAATTGAATACTGCAGGAGATTCTTGTTTTACACTATATGCAAACCCATATACATTTGCTGCAATTGTAGTGCTATCATTGTGCGCATCACTACTAATAGGCCATCTATGGCAATGCACACCAAAACAATCGTTTGGTATTGGAGTATTTTTTGGATTTATGAAAACATATTTCTTATGTGATATTGATTCTATATTATCGTTATTCATTATATTATCTCTAGTCTTGGCATGCGCAACAATAAATAATCATTTATGAGCGTTTTTGCAGAAATACTGGTAGCAGTAGCAATATTATGATTTGGAGATATGGTATATGTTCCCTTTTCTCCATCAACTGTATTAATACCAGAAGGAACAAATCCTGTAATGATAGTACCAGCAGTAATACCAATGCCACTGATAGTCTGACCCTTGGTCAATGTACCAGAAGATATGATAGATACAGTCATAGTATTTCCGGAAATAGTTGCAGTACATTCTGCAGATAAT